ACAACGTTAACAAATTGACTTTTGGTACTTTCGTTACAATGTCTGAACAAGATTTGGACTGGACAGACCCAGCAAGTATCAACATTGTTCTAAATCAGTTGGCTATTGCATACGGACAAGCAACAAACAATTACGCCGTAGATACTTGCCATGCAGCAATTACGCAAACTAGCGCAGTTGCCGACACAACAGACCCAGCCGATTGGATTGCCGCTATTTACGAAGGCGCCCGCCAAATTTCGTTGAATAGCAACTACCTACCTACTCATATGGTTGTAACACCTGGTACGTGGGCTGCGTTGGGTTCTTTGGTTGACAGCACAGGCCGCCCAGTATTTCCACAAATTGGGGCTATGAACGCACCAGGTCAGTTGTCGGCTGCTAATTGGAACGGCAACCCGCTTGGCCTTGTGTTGGTAGTTGACAAGGATACCCCAGGTTCATTTATGGGCCACGCTGCCGGACCTGCCGCAGGTTTTGAATTCTACGAACAGCAAAAGGGCGCAATTTCTGTAGACGTACCTAGCACCCTGGGCCGCACTATTGCGTACCGTGGTTATGCAGCGTCGTTTATGGCAGACGCTACAAAATTCGTTAAGTTCGTCTAACCGAAAGGCGGCCTAACCGCCATGACGCAGGTATACCAAGTAGCGAATAAAACGCTACTAGACAACTACGCAGTTTTAGAAACGCTCACACCTAACGAAGTGTACGTAGGCGCGTCTATTATTGTCGCAGGCGTTGACGCAACATTTAACGGCACCGTTACAGTTTTAGCGGTACCCGAATTTTTGTTTGTCGGCGTTGACGAATACGGCGATTTACTTTATAACGAACAAGTACCAGTACCCTTTCAAATTTTGTATGCAAAAACAGCGGCAGACGTTACACGTACGGCGGCAACGGGAACCGTAACGCTTGGTACTGTGGTTTGCACTTGGATTACCGCAGGGCAAATAGAAGATTGGCTTGGTATCGGTACAGCGTCGGCTTTAGACACAACTTTTTTAACACAATGCGCGGCTGCTAGTAACGCTTTTTGTTTTCAAAGGCGTTTAGAAAGCGGCTACATAGACCAAAAAGCCACAAGCCCTAGCGACGCCGTAACACTTGGAACTATTGCCTACGGCGGCTTTCTGTATAGACAGCGCGGCGCAGTAACAGACTTTGCTAGTTTTGACGGCTTGCCTGCAGGCAACAGCGTCGGCTTGTCGCCAATGATTAAACAATTACTAGGCATACCCCGCCCCCAGGTTGCCTAATGCCCGTAGCGTTTACAGACCTGTTTAATGAAGCGCTAGACGACCTAGCAGCGTCGCTAACGACCATTACAGGGCTACAGGTAGTAACAGACCCCCGTAACTTAGTACCGCCCTGTGCCTTTATAGACGCCCCTACGTTTACCGTGTATAGCAATAACGTTGTAGAAATGACGTTCCCAATACGAATAATTACCCTAGGGCCTGGCAACCTAGACGCGCAACGGTCACTACTTAACTTGGCTAGCAAGGTAGTTACAAAGAAAATTGGCGTAACCGACGGGCGCCCTACTATTGCGCTAATTGGCGGCAGCGAACTACCCGCCTACGATTTGACCATAACCCTACAAACCCAAGCAACCAACTAAGATAGGTACAACATGAAATACACAATACTTAGCCCCCGTATCGGTACACCTGGCGACGAATACGAACCTGTAGACGGCGTTAACGTAGACGCGCTAGTAGCAGGCGGCTTTATAGAACAATCCACCGTTAAGGTACCAAAAGGTGCTAAAACTAAAACAGACACAAACGAGGAGTAAACCCCATGGCAACTAGCACTTATCTTTCATCACCAAACGTCACAGTTAACGCGGTATCTTTGCAGGACCAATGCAACGGCCTTACTTTTACGCGCACTATTGAAGCGCTAGAAAGTACCGCGTTTGGTTCGGGTTCCCGCGTTTATACTGCAGGCCTAGAAAATTCTACGCTGTCGCTTGACCTATATCTATCATTTAGCGCTAGTGAGACTTACGCTACTTTAAAAAATTTGGTTGGCACCCAAACAACCGTATCTTGGTCCGCAAGCGCTACAAGCCCAGGCACCGCAACTAACCCAACCATGACCCTTACAGGAGCATATTTGGAAGCCTTGCCGTACGAATTGGCTTTGGGCGCTTTGGGCGCAATCAGCGTCACCTTTACAGGTGGAGTTTACAGCGTTCTTGAAGTTTAATTAAACGCCTGCAAAGGCCCGACACAAAAGGCAAATAATGAAACTTACATTAAAAGTTGAAACTACAGAAAACACGTACGAAGTTACAACAAACCTTTACGTTATTGTTATGTGGGAACGCAAATACAAACGCAAAGCGTCAGAAATGGCAACAGGTATAGGCGTAGAAGATTTAGCGTTTATGGCATACGAAGCGTCTAAGTTAAACAAAATTGTTGTACCTGCAGAGTTTGACACGTTTGTAAAAAATCTTATTACTATTGACGTACTAAACACAGAGGCCCCAAACCCCACCTAAGGGGCACCCATGGGCGCCAACTCGCCGAAATGTTGGTAGCAATTTCGTGGTGGCCCCCGCAGGTACCTTTTGATATAGACGACTTGGCTACCGTTGTTGCTGTATTATCAGACAACAACAAACGAAAGTAACACTATGGCAGCCGTGGCAAATACTTTAGAAATTAAAGGTATTCAAGAAACCATGAAGGCGCTTAAAGCCATTGAACCCGAATACGCAAAACAGATACGTAAAGATATAAAAAACGCTGGCGCGCCTGTATTAAGTGCGGCCCGCAGTTTGATACCTACTAGTCCGCCGTTGTCAGGTATGGCACGCGGCAACTTGATTAGAGGACGTGAAGGCACCAAATGGAGTAGCGCAGGCGCTTCTAAAGGCTTTATTATCAAAACTAATAAGTCAGGTCAAAAAGCCCGAACCGTAACGTTTAAAACAGGGCAAACCGTAGATTTTGCTGCAAGACCTTACAACCTTTTAACACTTACACAACGCGACGCTGCAGGCTCAATTTGGGACCATGCAGGCCGCGGCACTAAAGGCCGTTTTGTAACTAATTTACAAATGCAGGGTAGTTATCAACCACGCGCCGCCGAACCTGGCGTAGAAGCCGCCCGCCCAAGCGTAGAAAAAGAAGTATTAAACATAGTAGAAAAAGTAATGAAAACAACTGACAATAAAATAAGGGTACGCCGTGGCGATTAACGTACCGATTATTACGACGTTCGCCGATAAAGGCGTTAACGCAGCACAAAAAGCGTTTGGCGATTTAAGTAAATCTACGTTAATTGCTGGCGCTGCTATAGGTGCGGCTGTTACTGCGGTTGCCGCTTTTGGTTATTCCGCTATTCAAAAGGCATCAGATTTTAACGAAGCAATAAGCAAAAATACTGTTGTATTTGGTGCCATTTCTAAAGAGGTAGAAAACTTTGCAGAAACAGCAAACCGCGCTTTAGGACTATCCGAAACTGCAGCATTAGCGGCGGCGGGTACGTTCGCTACTTTTGGTAAATCCGCTGGCCTTGCTGGTAAAGATTTGTCGGATTTCAGTATTGAATTAGTTACCCTGGCAAGTGATCTGGCATCGTTTAATAATACGTCAGTAGATGAAGCAATTAACGCGCTAGGTTCCGCATTACGTGGCGAAGCCGAACCGTTACGCAAATTTGGCGTACTACTTGACGACGCAACACTAAAAGCCGCAGCAACAGAACTAGGCATATATTCAGGCAACAAAGCGTTAAACGCACAACAAAAGGTACTTGCTGCACAAAAAGTTATATTTGAACAAACAGCCGACGCGCAAGGCGACTTTAGCCGGACGTCAACAGGTCTAGCAGCACAACAAAAGATACTTGGCGCAACCCTAGAAAATATCCAAACTAATTTAGGGCAAGCGTTTTTACCAATCTTTTTAAAAGCCGTCAAATTCTTTAACGACGAAGTAAGTCCTGCGTTTGAACGTGTAGCAGAAGTAATTGGCGAAAAGGGAATTGTTGCGGGTATGCAGCAAGCCATTTTTGAAATGGGTCCGTTTGGCACAAAAGTAGTATCTGTAATGGAGTCAATAGCGGTTGCTGCACTGATTACCGCTAATGCTGTTGGTTACATTGGACAAGCCGCCAATATGGCATGGCAAGAAATGAAACAACTGTTTGGCGTTAAAGGTTTGGTATTAAATTTAATGGGCCCATTAGGCCAGGTTTATAGCGCAGTTGAAAGAATTAGAGGTAAATCAGGCGGCGGCGGCTTTAAACAATTATTTGATATAGAAGGCCTTAAAGCCCAATTTGACAACTTTTCTGCGGGCATTATGAATATGGGCAGCGCGTCAGATTACAGTAGTTTTGCCGCTAAGAAACTTGCTGAAGATGCAAAGGCCGCAGCAGACGCAATTACACCGCCAGGTGGGGGCGGCGTTAGTGGTGCTGCAGATAAAGCGGCAAAGAAACTTAAAGCATTACAAAAAGCCGCACAAGATGCTGCCGATACTTT